CACACCATAGCACTTATGTGCAGAAAGGAGCAAGGTTCATGCTCAAAGATGAAACCAAGTTTTCGGAGTACTTCGAACTTCCGAATCCCAACTTGCGGGCTTACTTTGGTCGTGTTCGTCAAGGACAACCAGATGAGTACCGAACACCCTTTTACAAGGGAAAATCTGTGCCCAGTATTCTAGCGGACTGGCGCAAGATTATTGAAGCGTCCGAGATTGCCACGAAATGGCCTTCTCTGATGGCTTTTGAAAATGACCTCGCTAAGAAGGTCGGGCCGATGTCGATCATGAAGCCGCTTGATGAGCGCATGGAAGATATCGACCATTACTATACTGGGGTTCTCCTACCCAGTGAACCACTTCCTGTCAAAGCATTTGAGGAGCTCTGGAAGGAGTGGGGTAGGTTCGGCGGCCTACGCATCCGTAGTGTTGATAGGACACTAGTCAACATGAAGCTGTCCACTAATAGTGGATCTCCATTCTTCATGAAACGTAGTCGTATAATTGATAAGACTATTCCAGTCTCATTGAGTACGACTGCAGAGCGCGTGGAGGGTATGCCTCCTGAGCACATCCAGTCTCTTCATAAGGGAACTTGGAAGTGTGCAGCCGTGTTAGGCTGGCGTGGTCAAGAAGGTGGACCAACAGCAGACGACGTTAAACAGCGTGTCGTCTGGATGTTCCCATTTGCTGTTAACATTGAGGAGTTGCGTGTGTACCAGCCACTTATTGCAGCTCTTCAGAGACCTGAGGGCGTTCCAGCTTGGATTAGTATGGACGCAGTGGACGTCAACATTACTAAAATGTTTGATACCAAGGGGGATGACGAATTAGTCATCTGTACCGATTTCTCTAAATTTGACCAACACTTTAATCCCTCACTACAAAATGTAGCGCGTCATTTTCTAATGATGTATTTCCGCGGGGATCCCGATATGATGCGTTGGCTTAGAGAAGTATTCCCCATAAAGTATGAAATCCCGCTTGCGTACGATTATGGGAAGATCCGTCGTGGTTACCACGGAATGGCTTCTGGATCCGGTGGCACAAATGCCGATGAAACTATCGCTCACCGAGTTCTACAACATGAAGCTGCGATGCGGGCGCATTCGAAACTAAATCTCTATTCACAGTGTTTGGGAGATGATGGCATTCTCACCTTCCCTGGGTGTTCTGTGGATGGTGTAGTAGATACGTACACTTCACATGGTTTGGAAATGAATCCAGACAAGCAGTATGCGTCTACCACTGACTGCGTATACTTAAGACGGTGGCATCATGTGCGCTATCGTGAAAACGGGGTATGCGTGGGTGTCTACTCAACTTTCCGCGCTTTGGGAAGGTTGGCTGAACAAGAACGCTATTATAGTCCGGACATGTGGGGTCCGAAAATGGTAGCGCTGCGATCTCTATCCATTATAGAGAATTGCAAATTTCATCCTCTACGCGAACAGTTCGCAGACTTTTGCATCAAAGGGGATAAATATCGATTGGGAATCGACATCCCAGGCTTCCTCGACAATATCAAGAGTGTCGCAAAGGAAGCTATTGACCTCATGCCAGACTTTCTCGGGTATACAAAATCGTTAGGAGCCGAAGACTTAACGACTGGAATCGAGAATTGGTGGATAGTTAAATATCTCAAGTCTAAGCGATAGGTTGAGGGGTGTAAACTCTATTAGAG